GTCGGCATAAATGTCGACAATGCTGCCGCTCTCCTTCACGACCAGCGTGAACTCGGTGGTGGGATTCCGTGAGTCGTCCTGCACGGTAACCGAGAGCTTTCGTCCCCAGCTACCCGGTGACGCCGCGGTGACGGTCAGCGTATCAACCGGCGTGCCGGCACGGTCCTTTAAGGTGACGGCAGCGGGGGTCGCCGTAATTGTCGCTGGATCGGTCGGATCGGTGGCGTGGGCAATGCGCGTGACCCAGAGCAACGCGCCACCGTTGTCGAAGAAGGCACGCGCGGCATACGCCAGATACCCCGCGGCGAGATACCCGCCGAAGGCGGTGAGGAACTGCTCCCAACTCGTCACCAGCGTCGGAGTGTTGATCGGCCCACGCTCGGTCACCCCCACCATGGCGCATGCGCTGGTGGAGATCTGCTTCACGTAAAACGAAAAATCGATTTCGCGGGGGTAGATGCCCGGCGACAGATAACTCGGCATGAGATCAGCCCTCCTTCTTGCCGGCGGCTTTGCTTTCGGCTTTGGTCACACTGCCAGTGGCTGGTGTCTCGACCGGCTGCAACGCGATGAACCCACGAGTGGCTGCACGGCGCAGTTCCTCGGACACTTCACGCGCCGGTAGCTCAACGCGCCCACGCGGCAGCAGGTGCAGCCCGGTACCGTTCGCCGTCTGATAGGTCAGCGGCTGAAATAACTTGTTGATGACCACGATCATGCGTGTCCTCCCAACGCCACCCCGATGATGGGGGTGCCGATCAGCTGTCCACTCTCCGTCTGCAAGGCGTCGGCATCGCCGACCGGACAATCTTCGAGGCGCAAGCGCCCGGAGGCCTGGCGCAGATTCGATAAGTTCACTCGCCGCCAGCCACCGAGTGGCGTGATTTCCGTGAGCGGCAGATCACCCAGATCGGAGACCGACACCAACGGACGCTGCTGGTACAGCGCTGCGACCTTACCGACCAGCACGAGCAGACTCCGTTCCGTACCAGCGGAGGCTATCAGTTCGAACTCTAGATGATAGAGCCGGGGATAGCGCCCACGACGACAGGTCATCGCCGCCTGATCCCGCTCCGTCCACTGCGCGAGCGTGCGTCGTCGCGCATCTTCCACCGGCGTCGGTCCCTGCAGCAGCAGCGCCGGCACCGCGGTGGCTTCGAACACGTCATCGGCAGCGACCAGCAGCGTGTGCGGATCGATCTCGGCCTGCAACAGGCGAATCAATGCCTCGGTTGCCAGGCGAATGGTGTCCATCGCACTCCTTTACTCCAACAACGCCGTTTTTACAGCATCGCGATAGAGATCCAGAATCGCCTCTTTATGCTGCGTCATCACCGGATGCAGAAAAGGGCGGGCCGGAATGATGATCGTCACCCCGTTCGGCATGGGAATGGTCGCGCCATACTCCATGACCGCCCCGATATTGGCGACTGATTCGCCATCCCGATACACTGTCGTTTTCAACAATCCCACGAAGGCTTGATCTCGCAGGATGCGATGGGTTATGCTGTTGATCAGGAACCCGGTGTCGATCAACGCCTTACTCGAATGCTTGCGGTCGATAGTCGACTGAACCAGCTGCACGAATGGGTGACCGCCGGGCGCCTGGCTGCGGATGCCGCGCTGGATTTCGCGCACCAGCAGGATGGCGGCTTTCACCGTGGCGTGCCGAATCGCCAGCGCCAGCCGCGCGCCGGGTTGGTCAGCCAGCAGATGCCGCACTCGCTCCCAATCGCCGAAGCGTTCAACGCCCATGCATCCGTACCAGTGACACCACCTTGTGTGTCACCACGCCGAACCAGCACTCCTCGCGTACTGCCTGCACCCGATACGGCAAGCCTCCGACCGTAAGGTGATCCTGCGCCAGCACATTCGCCTCCGGCAACACGTTCGCCGTGCCGTCGATCTTCTGCGCCAGTTCCTCCGGCGGGGTGGGCACGCATTCCACCGGGATCGTGCCCACCGTCGCATACTCGGCCTCATCCGTGCCGAAGAGCCGTTCACCGGCAACAGCCCGCATGACTACGGCTTGCTGCCCGGCAGCCAGGATGATCGCCTGCACGTCATCGACAGCCTGCCGCCCTTCCGCCTCACTCACACAGCTCATACTCGATCACCTCGCTGCCCTGCTCATACAGCACCGGGCACAACGGCGGCGGGGTGATGAAGAAGTCACCGCCTTGCATCTCAGTGATCCGTTGCCGATACTGCGCCAGCAGATCGGCTTCGAGATCAGCCCAGTATTTCGCCTGGTTGGTCCGCTCGATGCGCTTATCGCCCGAAGAGACGTTGACCGCGTTGGCGGTTTTGCCGCGCATGATGGCGCACGCGTAACTCTCGGCGAGCAGCAACAGCACTTCCGCCAGGTTCCCGTCGGGCGCTGGGGCGATCTCCCCGCTGACCATCCGTAGACTCTGGCCAGTATCCTGGCCCACGGGGTAGATCGCCCGAATCACGCACCGCTCCAGCGCCGTATCGGCGAATAAGACTCCGTCCGCATCGCCGAGATCGATGCGCATCGCCTGCACCAGCTCAGTGAGCGTCATCGGGTGACTCCGGTGCCGGCGTTGCGGACTTCCGTGTATTCCGCTCCACGATGACGGGCATGACCTGCGGATCGGCTTCTGAGGTGATAACCTCCAATGCCCGCTGTGCCAGCAAGTCCTCGGTTTGCGGTGAAAGCATCTCCACGGTTACCGTTTGTCCGGCATCAAGCCGTAATCCGGCATCCGGGATCTGCACCACCGAGGGGCGCATATTGCGCAGGGTATATCGCATGAGCGCCCTCCTTATCCGGCGGTGACGGTAACCGTCTTCGTCGCAGTGGCCGTCTGCCCGGCCTGGTCGGTGGCCACCAGCGTGATGCGGTAGGTGCCCGCCAGCGCATAGGTGTGCTCGTAGGTCTCCCCACTGGTAACTGCCGCCGTCTTCTCGCCATCCCCCCAGAGGATGAGCAGGTTGGCCAGGCCGGTATCACCATCGGTGGCGGTCGGAATCACCGACACCAGCAGATTGGTGGTGGACGGCGTGCTCAACCCCACAGTGGGCGGATTGTTCACCCCGAGCAGCTTGATCTTCACCAGGATGTCCGGGCGCAGGATGCCCTGCCCGAGTTCCGACCAGACCAGCCAACCCGTTTTAAACCGTTCTTTGCGGTCGATGGCCTCGGTCTTCAGCGTCTCGCGTATCGGCATCTTGCCGACTTCATCCTCCGGGAGAATGAGAACTTCGTTGAGCGCCGCCGACGCGGTGAGCAAGATACCGCCGGTGCCGTAGTTCTTGATCACGCCCTTGGTACGCAATTCGTTTTGCGTCTGCGGGTCGAGCTCCCAGCCGCGCAGGTCGTTGAAGCGCCGACCACGCATGACGATGTATTTGGCCGACAGCTCCAGGTCTTCCAGCAGGGAGATCGCCTCGTTCATCGCCTCCGCGGTGATGACACTGCCCGCCACCTCGATGGTGTTGACCGTTGGCACCGATGCGGACACCACGCTGATGGTGCGCTTGTCGATCTCCTTGCGAATTTCGTCGGCGGCTGCCTGCTGGATATCCATCAGCGTGCCGATGTTGCCGTTCTTGAGCACCGACACATCCACCATCGGGTTGGAATGAATGCGATTCGTGGACAACTCTACCTCGTCCTGGCCGAGTTGCTGCTCACGGATTTCGCCTTCGGTGGAAATCCAGTAGGCTTTCACGCGCGGCTTTTTCTGATAGAGCGGACGCTCACCCTTCGGCAGCGTGTGCTGGGTGAGGAGCAGACTGGAGATCTCCTTGCGGGCGATCTCCTGCTCGATGGGCGCGGCGATAGCGGCTGCCAGTGCGCGCATCCCTTCCGGGGATTCCAGCGCCTGACTCATCAACTGCGCCATGCGCGCCATATACGCTTGATTCATGATGGTTTTCATGACAGAGACAGTCTCCTTTACAGCAGCAGGCGGAACTTCAGCAAGCCGCCTTCGACGGCGATGGCACGGGCGATGATGTGGTCACCGTTTTGCACGCCGGACGTGAGCTTGCCGTTGGTCGACACCTTCAGATCGTCACCGGCCTGGATGGTGCCGTCGAACACGTCGGTCTCGTAGACGCCGCCGTTGCAGTAGACGCCCGGCATGTCGCCGTCTTTGTAGTCCTTGGCGAGAATGCCGAAGCTCTTCAGCGTGGGATCGGTGTTGACGGCGAAGCGGTCATTCCCGACCAGCTTCACCACCTGACCGAGCGTCCCGGCGCCTTGCAGCGTGCCGTCGCCATAACTCAACCCCTGATGCACGGGGGTAATATAGGCCATGGTCGTGTCTCCTCTCGTGATTAACCTTGCACCCGGGCCAGGCGCTCGTCATACGCCTGCTGGAAGCCGCGCGTGAGTTGCGCTTCCAGTGAGTCGTTCCGATCATCCACATCCAGCGGGCGCACGCCGGCGTCCGTTTTCAGCGGCGGGGCCGTCTGATCGGCTTTCGTCGTGTCGCAGTCGCAGTCGGCGCCTGCTTGACGCGATTTGTCGCCCGCATCCGCTTTGCCGGGCATGGCCTGCGTCATGCGACCGTAAGCGGCTTCACTGGCAGCGAACGCGTCTTCCGATAAACCTGCCAGCCGTCCGATCTCGGCGTCCTTCTCCTCGTCGGTGCCGAACTTCAGCCCCTGGCGCTCCAGCTTGCGCACCAGCGCCTGCGCTTTCGCACGATTGGCGGCAGCTTTCTGCGCGGCGAGCAGTTCGTCGACTTGCTTTTGCAGGTCGAGCACCTGCTGCT